CAGTAAGCGATATGCATGCCGGCAGCCATGTCTCACTCATCACGCACCCGCTTCCTGTGTTGGTTTCGCGAGGAACAGTTTGGCGAAATACGTCTGCCCCTTGCCGGTCATCTTCGGCGTCTTGTTGATCGTGGTGTGCCCGTCCGAGTGACTGATGGTCGTCTCCTTGACCTCGAACAGGTGAAGGTCCATCGCCTTCTGTGTGGGCATGTTCCAACTGGAGCCCTTGGCCTTGATGAGCCATCCATGCTCGCGGAGCCAGGCGAACAGGCGCCGTGGGCCGATGTCGATGCCGTTGCTTTTCAGGATCTTCGCGAAATCGCCCACAAGGATGGACGGCCTCGCGGTTTCGACCGCGTTGGCGAACAGGACCTTGCCTTCCTGGGCTTTGAGCTGTTTGGCTTGTTCGTCGACCTTGGATTGCAGCCATCGCATGCTGGCCAACGCCATCTGTTCCGGTGTCATCCGTTCCTGGCCGGCCATATAGCCGCCGTGCTTGCGGATGGACGGCAGCACCTCATGCGTCACCCAACGCTGGAACTCCTTGGCCTCCGGCTTCCGAGACTTCATCACAAGACGGTAAAGACCAGGTTCGCTGATGATATACGTCTGCTGCCGGCGACCAATCGAATCGATGACTTCAGTAGTACTGAACTCATCCTTATCAAACATTTTGACGGTCTCAGTTGGATTGCCAAGGTCAAGGATGCTCATACAATCTTTGAGCACGAACCAGGGCTCCCCCGCCTCGTCGGTCAAGGTACGCAATGCCGCGCCCTTGAAATCGAACTTCTGTATTTCGTTGTTCATGTGATTCTCCTTAGAATCGTTCTCATGTGTTCTTCCGTGATGATTGGTGAAATATGAGTTGGGTTACCGGTATTGATTGGTCCTCGGTGGTACCGGCGAGCGTCGTAACGTCCACGGCGGTCACGCTGCTGTTGCGCTATTTCGACAGGAACCGGCCGAATCTTGTGCTTACACGGCGTGAAGTTGTGCTGCCGGAGCATCTGTCTGGTAATCGCGATCTGTATGGCGAGCCACTGACCTTGGAGAACATCGGCACAGCGCCAGCCATTGACGTCCGGTTCGTCGGCTCCGGCTGCGTTGTCGCGGTGGAACTCAAGCCTTCGCACGGCAACGACTTACGTCACTGGGAAAGTTCCATGCCATCCATCGCCCCGGGCGAGTCCGTCGTATTGCAGATGCATCACTCCGATGCGGATTCGATCATCGTGGTCACGCATGACCGTTTCCCCTCGATTCCTTGGCTCCGCTGGTGGAAGAAGCGTCTCCGATGTCATGTGGGACGTGTCTCCGGTGAGAATCTGTGGCCGGCCAGTGGGTATAAGGCGATTCGGATTCCCCTTTGGCGGCAGCTGATTGGCCGGCTGGAACGGTACGAGCTTCGGAATCGCACTGACGAGATCGAGGAGCCACCGGAACCGTTGCATCCGACGCCGATGACCGGGCGATGATCCCGTTCAGAAACTCGACATCGGCATTGAGACGCTGTCTTTTTTCGATGTTCCGCTCCCAGAGTTCGATGGCGGCAACCGGATCCGAAACAGGATTCGAGCTTGCTCTGCATTCGCAGTCAAGCTTGAGGCCCAAGTCGTTTGCCTTGACGTGTGGCATGCGGCCGCACGTCGGGCACGGGTGAATCGGTGACGAGAGAATCGACGTGATTCTGGTCGCCCAGGCGTCCCACCGTTTCAGCATGAACTCCTGCGATACGCCTTCCTCTGCAGGACCATGCCCATTCGAGCAGGATACGACGAGGTAATCCATCCTGTTGTTACCCGAATAAGCTGTTTTCGACACACGGATTTCCGGAATGCCGCCGCATAGCGGACAATCCAATGGCCTTTTCGAATCTTCGACCGGAATATTGATGTTCATTTCGGGGTCTCCTTTCGATTCATGCGTCGGCGAGCGCTGCTCACGGCTTGATCTGTTTGATGCCGTCGATTGGTTGGAGGAGCTTGATCATGAGCTGGTAGAGGCTCATGCCGAGCATTCCGGCGGCTTTCTCGAGTTGTTCGGTAGTGAATGAACCCTCGCCCTGCAATCGCTTACTAATGTTTTGCTCACTCACACCAAGCTCCTTGGCGAGTGCGGCCTGCGTCTTGCGGTGTCGTGCGAGTTCGCCGCTGAGGTTTCGTGCGATGGTTTCCGTTTCGCTCATTGGTTGCCGCTCCTTTCTGGTTGGTCCGTTCCCTTGCGACAACTCTCAATCTACCTATTTAGGTGATTCAATGTATCTACCTATATAGGTTCTTTACAAAATCTACTTATTTAGATAGACTTCAGGCATGGCACGAGGATCTAAAAACGAAGTCACCGAAGACAGCAAAAGAATCATCGATGTATGTCGGCAACTGTTGAAAAATAGCGGCATTACGATAGATGAATTCTTCGATTCCAGCGGATTGAGCAACAATTACTGGTACAAACGCATGCGCTATGAGGCGCCGTTGAACACGTCCGACGTGGAGCACATCGCCTTCACATTCGGGCTCACCAGCCTCGACATCTACACCCGCGCCCTGGGCAGCGAGGCCGCCCGCGCCTATGAGGCCCGCGAGCGCGAGTTCCAGATTACCGATGATCTCATCGACCGTATCGCCGCGCATCCGGAGGACTATGACGTGGCCGCCAACAGGGATCCGAACGCACGCCTCGAAGCCGAGACGCCTGACGATTGATGGATTGAAAGGAACACGAATGACCGAATACAACCTGTATTGCGATGAGACATGTCACCTTGAGCATGATGATTCGAACAGCATGGCTCTGGGAGCCGTCATTGTGCCAAAAGGAAAACGCAAAGAGATATGCGTCAGAATCAAAGAAATCAAGCAGAAACATGGCATATGCGCCACGAATGAGGTGAAATGGGCAAAGGCACGAGACCGTATGCTGCCGCTCTATCTGGATCTCGTGGACTACTTCTTCGATGACGATGACATATCGTTCCGAGCGCTCCTCATCCCGGACAAGAATCTACTTGACCACGAGAAATACAATCAGGACCACAACACCTGGTATTACAAAATGTACTTCGAGATGCTCAAGGTCGTCTTCGATCCAAGGCAAAGCTATAACGTGTTCGTCGACATCAAAGACACACACTCGAGTTTTCGAGTCAGCCAATTATGGGATGTCTGTTCGAACAACATGTACGATTACGATCACAGAATCATCCAGAAAATCCAGCCGATACGTTCCGACGAAGTACAGATCATGCAGCTCACCGACATACTCATCGGAGCAGTATGCCGTTCGCAGCGAAAACTGCCGGAACAGCATCAGAGCATGGCGAAGCGCAGAATCATCGAACGAATCATTCAACGGTCGGGATACAAACTAGACCGGAGCACATTGCTGAAGGAGACCAAGTTCAACTATTTCGTATGGAGGGCGAGATGAATCCGCATTGGCTGCCCGGATTGATTCCTTGGAATCAAGAGCACGGAGAGACATGGGAGCAGTATGAGCAACGACTGTTCCATGTATTCCAGAACGAGTTCAGAGAGTCCTTCCAATACGACGGGAAACCCGTACACTACAAAAGAATGCCCTACGACGGAATCTATCCGGAAGCCTTCATGCATCTGACCACATGCAATCAGGACAACTCCGGCTCACGGCTTCCGGATGCCGAACGCAGCGAACGCATCAGCTGGCCCAGACCGGTAGTGGAGCATCATCCGTTCTGCGAAATATGCGAATACGCCCAATGCACGCGGCCTTGGGTATGGAGAAAAAACGACAAGAACAAGGATCGAGTGAAGATATATCTTCCAAACCAACAATATCTCGTTGTTCTAGGAGAACGAAGGGATTACTGGGTACTCATAACCGCGTACTACGTAAACCGCCAATGGAGCATAGACAAGCTGGAAAAGGAATATAACTCCAGATTCAGCACAAAAATCCAATAAAAAACTAGAGCCGCCCGTTAAGGACGACTCCGAAGACTCCTTCTACAACATGTAGATGAGCTGATTCAAATATCACATACGACACTCCAACTGTCAAGCGGAACTTGACAAACAGCAAAAAAGTACTTCTCGAAAAACAATACTTTCGGAAGAGGGGAATGTGGATAACAAGACCGTTGCGGACCTTCATCGGAGCGCGGAATCCATGGGACTGACGATAGCGTCGTACCGCCTCCCACGCGACATATGCGGCCTGTACGACGACCGGCACGGGCTCATCCTATTGGCCGACTGGCCCAACCAGCGCCAGCGCCGCTGCACATTGTGCCACGAGCTCATACACGCCAGACACCACGACCCCGGCTGCGGCAGCCAATACGGAATCAAATGCGAACGCCGTTGCCGCAGGGAGACCGCGCTGGCGTTGATATCGCCGGTGGATTACGGCATGGCCGAGGAGATCTACGACGGTGATGCGTGGATGATGGCAGTGGAATTGGGAGTCACCATCCAGGTGTTGGAGGACTACCGGCAGTTATTGTACGATTCCGGCGTGTGCGTGCAGTAGAGAAAGGCCCGGCGTCCGCATGGCCGCGAGCGCCGGTGGCTAGATTCTAAATGTCTAGCAAGTCTGCTTGCATTAAGCTTTATCCCTATAGTTTCAACGTCTTTTCGTTATTGTTTTCAGATTCTAAACGTTTTTATAGTTTAGATTCTAAACAATGTGTTATAGTCATAAGTATGAATGATTCCGACTTTAATCCTCGTAAACGGCACGTGGTCTTCCAGAAGCTGAACATCACCCCATCCTCAATGCCGATCATCTCGCTCATCGCGTCCATCAAGAACGTCAGGGCAAACGGTCTCGACCTGTCACCCGACTACCAGCGAGGATACATCTGGTCGAACGAATACAAGGATCAGCTCATCCTCAGCATCATACTGAACTACCCAATCGGCAACATCGTCATCAACAACCTCGACCAGCCGAACCAACGCAACGCCAGACAGGAATTAGTTGACGGCAAGCAGCGCCTCACCACCATCTTCCGCTGCATGGAGGTAGGCAACGTCGGGCAATGGCTCGACAGCTACGATGACTGGTTCCAGCTCAGCAAAAAGACCTCGGACCAGGCCAAGGAAATCATCAACCGCATCGTCGGAGACTCCGACCCCGACGGGCTCGCCCGCATGCACAGGGCGAAGCGTCTGGCGTTCTCCGACCTGCCGAGCAGCATCCAGATGAACTTCAACACGTACAACATCCCCGTGTACACGATGCAGGCCGCGGACCCTGCGCAGATCCGCAACTATTTCAAGGTTCTGCAGAACCAGGAGAAGCTACGGGCCGGGGAGATCATCAACGCGCTTCCCGACAACCCGATGAGCATGTACTTCGACCGGATACCGGCAGAGGCTTTTCTCACAAGGACGGGATGCTCGAACTTCAAACGCGCGGAACTGGAGAAAGTCTACTATTCCGTTCTCGGAACATGGTTCGATAAAATCCAGATCAACGCCAGCGACAAAACCGTAATTTCCTTCGTGGAGAACATGCCGGACCTCACCGAAACGCAGATTAAACATATCAACAATCTGAACTCCGGCATCATCGCCATCTCCCGGTTGCCAGGCGCGGTACAGAAGATTCGGTCGTCCAAGCGTATGCTCAAACTCGTATTCGGATTGGCACTGCACGCACCTGGCTATTTCTCTACAACGGACGCGTTCTCCAGACTGCAGGCCGTCTGCGAATTGTCGTCGAAGCTTGCCGCGTTCAACACCAGCGACTCCGACCAAGTGGCATTCTCTAAATATTTCGGAGACGAATACACCCTGGATAAAGAGAACTTCGAGAAACGGAAGGCATGCGTGTATCGAGCGCTATTCTGGAGCACGTCGCGCGTCTCCTCACGCACCGCATACGTAGACGCGATGGAAATCCTACGACGCATGTTCACCGAATCATTCGACTCCGCATTCGAATATTACACGGCGCACAACATAGCCAAATGAACCCAAGACCCCGGCGCCCGCATACCGCGAGCGCCGGGGTCTTCTGTCTCATTCCTGAAGTGAACGACGCGCGTTTTG